CCAATACTTGGATACTTGGAGATAACATGGTCGGCATCCATCCACTTGGCTAGTCCCAAGTAAGTTGCGTCTTTAAAGTCACGCTCTCGAGAGTAGGGGTCGTGGAAAAACTCATCCCATCGAACCTTCTCGGCTAGGATCTTGATTGTGGTTCCACCAGTTTTGTAATTGGGGTATTCCACCACTTTCAATACAGCCGCAGCAACACCACCAACAACCAAGTCGGTAGTGCTGTTCATCTTGATAGTATCAAACTTGGTTGAGTCCGCAATGTAACGTAGAACTTTGGTTACCACATCGGCTGATTCAGTTGATTGTGGGTTTCTAGGATAAGCTCGTGGATCGGTGTTGTTACTCTGAACTACACCAACCATACCATCAACGGCCAAGTTAATGTAGTTGGATACAACTTCTGGTCGGCCTTGTTTCTTGAGTGTGGCTTTAGTTTCATCGCTCAACTGGTTACCATGATAGTATTCATAGTCACGACGGGTAAGCTTGCGGTTCTCGCTGGAGGCTGAGCGTGACGAAAGCAACATCTTCCTCAGATCTTCAAATTCAAGCATTGGTGGCCTCTCTACTATATAACTCACTTATTGTATCCTGGTGTGGTATCATCACACTTTCTGGGTTCATGTAACGACTGTAAAACCAAAGATTCTCCAATCCCATGACGTGATGTTCAATTACACCACAATGTTTAAAACCCAGCGCGGCGTTAAACCAATTTGCTGGTTTGTTACCAACTGGGGTCTGTCCCCAAATCAATATCACCGGTCGAATCTCGTGTAAGTAATCGATCATCTCACGACCAGTTTTTACTGCTTCTTTTCCCCGACATTCTTTGCTGAACATCGTATGACCTTCCCAAACACCTGGTGTGGCCATGTCCCATAAACTAATCGCCGTTTGATCTTCGTTGGTCAAAAACAAATAACGACTGGGGTAGTTCAGGGTATCGCTTAGATCAATACTTACCAAGTCAGGTCCAATAAAGGGTAGCACTTCTGGTAGGTTGGCTATCCGGTTAATCACCTGAACATCATCAATAATCTTTATCATCGCTTAGTTATGCTTGACTGTTGGGCTCATCATTCCACGGCTCATAATAGAAACTTAGGTTATCCTGATCCATTTGAATGTATTGGTCTGATGTAAAAGCTATCTTTAGAAGCCAATAATTGTAAGGTGTCTCAGGTGTTGAGCGTATTCTTTCCAATGAGTGAACATCAAACTCGCTGGATTGTAGGTTAGTGTTTAACCAGTTGATGATGCGAGTAGCATCGTTTTCTGTAAGGGTCGTTCGTCCCTGAATGGTGTGCCAGTTCATGTTAGTATCCCCAAAGTATATGGTGGTTGTTAAAATTACCAATTACGGTTGGTGGTAATAAACCATATCTAAAAGGTTGATTCGTAACCGATATGGAGGTTAAAGAAGGATTTAATTCTAATAGGCCCGGCCACTTGATTAGATTAGCGCCACTTCCAATGACCCACACCGACCCGTCTGTTTTTTGTAAGAAGGCCATAGCGGTTGGGCTGCTCCATACATTTAACCAATCAGTGTCGGAACCAATTTGCGTGTATTGGTTCGTGGTGTTTGTAGCAGATGTTAAAATGTTGGTGACATTTCTAGCACCCCAAAGCCTTCCATCGTCAGTAACCATTAGACTACAACTTAGACTCAGAGCAAAACTGATAACTGTGGCGGTTGGTGTTCCTGGAATCTGTATTAGGGTATTACTGGAACTATTAGAAACTGGAACTCTCGCAGTAAGTGAGCTTCCGGCACACCAAAAGGTGTTGTTGGTTTTTTGAATCATTACCATTGATAGAGCCGAAGTATCTTGATATGTTAGAAACTTACAGCCAGCCCAATCCGTTCCTATTCCTACTCGAGTAGGAATAGCGGTAGAACCAGTTGATGTTCCCTGAGCCGTAGCACTATTGACGTTGTTACCCCATGAATACAATTCACCAGAAGACCGAACCCCATAACCAAAGTCAAATCCAGCCACTCCATTTTCCCAATTGGAAAAACCTTGACTAATATTACCAAAGCTAGTGGTTGATGAGGTGGAGTTATTACCGGTTCTATTATTAGTGCCCACCCCAGTAGTGAACAAACGTCCATCTGAAGTAACGACCATAGACCAATTGTTACCACAGGAAGCCATTCTAGCATCTGTAGTTACATTGTTATTTGCCCAATTGCTTCTAGCTGAGCCGCCTTGCCCTACTCCGCTAGCACTGCCAGTAGTTAAAACCTGTCCAGTAGAAGTAATTACGATAGAATGCGAAGCCGCGTTTGAGGCCGCTAACGATCTAGGTCTGCCAATAATGCTGAAGCTTGAGTTAGCTGGGCGATTCCAAATGTCACAAATATTTGTAAAGTCATCTCCTACACAAGTATTGTTGGCTGCTGGTGGGTTTGGTGTAGTGATAACACCGATGATGCCATTATTAACTTGGAAGCGATTAGTTTTGTGAAGATACTCTACTTCTTTTCTACTGTGTGGTCCTCTTACACTAATAACATCAGCTTTGGAAAGATATTCAATTTTCCTAGACATTAGCTTTTCTCCGCCACACTGATAACCACATCAAGTCGGTTTGCGACATTAGCCGTTCCACTCAGAACATCCCCTGCTTCCAAGGTCAGTTTACCAGGCTCAGCCAATACACTTTGACTGGTAGATATTGGAACAGCAAAGTTGGTAGCCAAGTTGAGGGTGGTAGCACCACGAACAATATTCAAAGTATAGGTTCCGCTAGCTGTTCCTCTGTTGGATACATTCAACAAGGTAACCGTCGCAGTTGTTCCTGCGGGGCAAGTGTAAACCGTTGTAGTGGTGGTTTCCAACGTCACCCCAGTTGTTTTGAGTTGTAGGGTCATGTTAGCCTCCAAAAATAATACTATAAAAGATCGCGTCGTCTTCAGTGACGCCACTTGAGCCACCAGTAATTTCAACATCAGCAGTTGTTCCGGTTGTGGTAACCGTTACACCAGTTCCAGTAAAGTTGATAGCGGTCGGTATCGCTACTACTTCAACACCATCTGCCTGAACCGATATGATGTTTCCAGGAGCACCATCAGCCCCTGGAGGGCCATCTGCTCCTGCTGGTCCAGCCGGGCCTTCAGGTCCAGCGGCGCCACTTAACTCAACCCAACTCAAATCACCAGCAGCATCAATCTGTAGAATCTGACCATCAGTTCCGCGATTGTTGGGGAAAGTATAAGAGCTGGAATCATTAAAGAAGCGGATCTTGGATCCAGCAACTAGCTGAACTTCGCCACTTGACTGTGCTTTTATAACGCCAGGAATCTCGGTTGGTCCACCGGCCGGTCCAGTAATCTTGATAAAATCACTGGGTTCAGCTCTCAAAAGAATATTACCAAATAACTGGCTACTGGGGATGTTCTCGACTGTTTCGATAAAAACAAAAGCGCCTTGGGTGAACTGGGTGCTTCCTGTGTTAGTTTTACCCAACACAATACCATTACTGGGTAGAATACTTGATTCTTGAGCCAGTAAATCATCATAGTCTCGACGAACTAAACCAGTTTCCTCAACCAGTATCAGGCTTTCACTGAATAGGTTCTGACCACCCAAGTCCAGTGGTTCGGTAAGTGGGTTTTCGATACCACCGCCACCACCAATAATGTTTACATCAACCTTGTTGGGTTCGGTGGAAGTAACTTCCACCCCACCTGTAAAGTTCAACTGGTAAACTGGTTCAACAACACTTACACCGTCAAGCTGAATATCCAAACGCGGTTCATCTTCAAGGTCGGTGATGCGAGTTTGGTGATCGGCTAGTTGAGTGTCTTGAGTAGTTTGCTGGCCTTCGATAATGTCCAGTCGTGAGTCCTGTGTGTTTTGCTCACCTTCAATATTCACCAACTCATCGTCAATACCATCAAGCCGTGTATCCTGAATTGTTTGTTGAGCGTCAATGTTATCAAGTCGCGTATCATGACCATCGACTCGACCAACTAGAATATCCACTCGGGTAATTGTTGTATTGAGTCCAGCTTCTAGAGTGGTAATGTTGGCTTCAGCAACTCGCAAATCATCTTCAACTAGAGTCAACCATTCGTCAAGTGCGCTGATCTGAACTACTGCTGATTCCTGATCCAGCGTATTGGTCGAGATTTTACTGTTAAGCACATCAACAAACGCATCCAGAGCTCGCACATCATTACCCAGTTCAGTAATGGTGTTTGATTGGGCTGTAGCGATTGCGATAGCCGTTGATGAGTTAGCAACAGCTTGAGTTAGCTGATCATCAATATTGGCTACTTCAAGAGCAATTGGGTTCAGGGTGTTTAGAATGGATTCAAAGTTGGCGAAGTTATCGTTAAAGTAACGGATAAACAACTGGGTTGGTAGACCCGTGCGACTATCAACAATAGCTTGGCTTTGCTGTAGAGTATTTCGGTTGTTTCTTCGGGTTGTCATTTAGCGTCTCCAGGCTTGACCGAAGGCTGCTGAGTAAATCGCCACGTTGGCGTCAGCACTGGTTGAAAACTCAAATGTCCTGATTGGTTGGCGGGCTTCACCAAGTCGGTAAGCTGCCATTACATTGCGGTTACTGCTGGGTCTCAAGATACGCGGTTGGCTATAGGGTCCACTACCATCACGCCACCTCACATAAAACTCAATAGAGGGGTCGCTGGTAGCAGCTACAAAGCTTACATCATAATTGGGTAGTGGTTTGCTGTCGGCGAAGATCAAGCTACCACTTACAACACGGTCGATTGGGCGACTATCGCCATCAACATCGTCCACATATTGTTCCTGATCTAGGATCCAAACCTCACCACTATCCGAAGAAGCGGTAACTACAACACTACCAACTCGGATACCCAGGTGTGGTAACCAGTAGGTTTCATCTCGGCTCGAAAACTCCGACCAGTATTGGGTCATTGCGTCATAGGCAAATGTTCCTTGACCAGGAATCCTCAGCACATAAAAGAGGTGACCATCAATACCATAGGTAAAGGCGGTTGGATCGGCTTCACGCTTGCGTAGTCGCTCCTCGATACCAGTGTTACTGATACGTAGTGGCACGTTATCTTCTCGATACACGATACCATCATTACTTACCCACATCACCGAGTTATCGAATAGAGCAATAGTATCGCGATTCAAACAACCAGTATCAAAGTCACGACCAGTGGCGCGCTGGAATAGCACATCATTATCACCAGTTTGATACCACACTTCAACCGAGTCTGTTCCGTAGAAGCGCAATTCATCTTTTACCCTGAGCACGCCCACAAGGCTATCAGGATTGGATTCAGCTGTAAAAAAGTCCAGTGGATCAATTACATTGGTTCCGGGTCGAAGAACGTAAAAGCGACCTGTTGATGTTCCAATAACAAAGAAGCCATTAATACTCGTAACACTTATTGGTATAAAGCGTGGTTCAGGAATGTTTACTTTGACGATGGCATCACCAGTATAGACCCAAAAGCCTGAACTGGTGACCATACCAATCTTCTCGTTACTCGCCGCAAACTGGGTTCTACCATTATCATCAAGTGTTCCTAGAACTGTGGTGGTAGCGTCGGCGATGTTGATGCGGAATAGTTGATTATTGGAGGTAGCAAAAGTGGCCCCATTAAAGAGACCATCTTGTTGGAATAGACCATTAACTGGTGCTGGTAGTTCAACCAGCGACCTGAGTCCGGGCCTCTGGAGGCGATAAATCATCTTATCTTCACCAGAGCCCGAAGTTTCCATGTATAGATTCTTGAGCACTACTTCAGGGACAAGGCCATCAGAACGGGAATATGACTCTAGGCCGAGCGGAATGGTTGGCATGAGTTACTCCTTAGTAGTAGGTTGCGGGTTGTGATCGTTCTTCACTTACCCAGCGAAACGCCAAGTTCTTCTTGAACTGCGTCATTTGATCCATCATTAGTGGTGTGATTTGCTTACCAAACTCATCAGCAACCAAGTAAGCAATAAAAGCCACGAAACCAGCTTCATCGCGATCACTTAGTGGTGCTTCAGCATCTAGTAGAAACTCATCAATGTTGTTCCACTGTTTGGTGGTTCCATCAAAGATAAAACGGGTTGTTCCACCTGAAACATCGTCGGAGATAAACACCAGCGAACAATCACGTGGGGGAACTACTTCAGTTCTCAGACCACCATTTGTTTGTGGTAGGCGATTGGTGGGTTGTGGATAATCAGGAGGGGTAAAGTCGACTGTTAGGTTTCCAATTACTCGACTGTTTTGATCCATGATACTGGGGAGAGTAATACGTTGAGCATACTGCCCCATACGCTTGATGTGTTGGTTGTTACCAGCAACGTAGTCATCATAAACCACTACATCTTCCATTTCACCAAAGGTTCCTGAGTTTACCAGTTGGCGGTAGATGTTGGGGATTGCTCGGAGAACATCCTCATATTCACTATCAAGAGCAGCTTGGCCTGATCCAAGCACACCCAGCTTTCTGAGTGCGGTATCGATTAAGGTTCGGCAGGTGGCCATGCTATTCTCCTCTAAAACTCTACTTAGTTATAGTCATGGGTTGACAGTGGGTTGGTGTTTAGCTAGTTATCGGACTCACAACGGAGCGCAGTATGCACGATATAAAAGAGTATATGAGTTACGATCCTGATACGGGCTTGTTTACCTGGATTAAGAAACTGGGTCGATCGCGGTTTGGTCCTGGTGATGTTGCTGGAACTACTGATAAACGCGGTTACGTGAACATCATGTTCAGGGGAAAACTGTATCTAGCCCACCGATTGGCTGTCTATTATCAAACTGGATCGATGCCGTCGGCTTCTATAGAGATTGATCATCGAGATAATAACAAATCCAATAACATCTACACAAATTTAAGATTGGCTACTAAAAGCCAAAATGGATCTAACCGACCTGGTAGGGGTAAGCTGTATAAAGGTGTCAGCCACTATAAAAGAAATGACACCTATCAGGCTTCTATTACTGTAAATGGAAAAAAGATAAGCCTAGGTTATTTCAAAACAGCCGAGGAGGCTCGAGATGCCTATCTAAAAGGTTCCGAGAAATACTTTGGTGAATTTGCTTATCACACCTCTCAGCAGAAGAGCGGGGAATGACCCCCGCTCTTCCTTTTAGCTTTGGTAGATAGACACCATTAGTCGAGGATGATGTTCACAATTCCTACTTGCACCCCCTCTAGGGACGCTTTCTTCAGGCCGCGAATCTCGGAGTAGCCGATACCAATTGAGTGGCCATAGTCCGTCTGATCCTTGATCATTGTGGTGGGCTTGCCCCAAGCACAAAGAACGGCGTTCTGACCGCAAAGAACGGGTCGACCAGCTGGAATGCGTGGATCCAAGTGAACAATAACCCCATCGAGGTATTGGTCGCCACCCATGAAGAGTGGGTTGGATTCAACTTCACGTGGTCGAGCATTCTCGTTGGCGCTCTTTACTTCAGGATCAGCAGCGAATGCTTCAAAGTCGTCAAGACCAGCAAAGATCACGAACATGTCGCGGCTCTTGGCAGCATCGCTCTTGAGTGGAGTAATCGCATAGCTGTTACCAAGCGCGGTGCGTAGAGCCATCGACTTAGCAGCACGAACGGCGTCAGCCGAAAGCGTGGTGAAGCCAGTTAGGATACGGTCGGCGTTGGCAGTTTCCCAAGCAGTTACCTGAGCGGGAGTCGCATCATCAAGTGGAACCGAAATATCGGCAGCACCAGCAACACCAGCAACGATAACAGCATTCAACTCGATACCAACGTCAACAGCAATGTCGTCCGAAGCCTTTTCCTGTAGCGAGTCCTTGGCCTGGTTCATCAGGGGCAGGTCGGTAGGAAAGGTTTGGTCTTCGGTGAATCGCACACCAAAACGCTGGAGGCGAACGCGCACTTCATCATAACCAGTTTCAAGCTGATCTTCGTTTCCACGAAGAACGGCACCACCGGTGATAACAGCACCACGAAGCTTCTTGGCGTAGGCAAAACGAATACGCTCACCAGCACCCTTGCTCAGGTCGCGGTTTACGTGGATAACGTTCTTAGAGCCGTTGCCCATGTAGTTGTAATAGGGGTTTTCGCGAACAAATTCAGTAACGAAAGTATTGGTCCACTTGGTAATACTTAGACCAGCGGGTAGCACAAAATTAGCCATTAGTTAATCCTCCTAGGATTTAATTTGATGTTCCTTAGGATTGGATTTTAAACAAGTTAGCAATTGGATCAGTATCGGCTGTGTTTTCCAATACCCCTTTACTTGGTGCGCTGGCGATGCCGTCGCTCAAGATCTTGGGTGGTGTTTTAGCCGGTGCTGACTCAACTGGGTTGCTTTTAACCAATCCCATTTTTTCATATTCAGATTTTACAAAAGCCTGGGGATCATTCCTGTAGCTCTGTAGAAACTGATCGTTGCGGTATTCCTCGACGAGCGCCATGATGCGGTTGGGACTGCTATTCCAAACAGCTTGAAGACGAGGATCAGTTTCAATTCTGGTCATCGCCCACTGTCGGGCAGCATCTACTTCATCACCGAGTTGGGTCTTAGCCATCTCGTATTGGATTCTCAGCGTGTGCTCTTCCTGCTGTTGAGCAAGAGCGGCGGCCTGTTGCTGAATATATCCTTCAGGGTCTTCTCGGAACGATGGTGCTTGATATTGTCGAACGGCTGCTTCTTCACGAGCTCTGTGGTATTGGAGTTGATTCTCCAATTCCTGGGTTCGGCGTTCAAGTGCTTCACGAGCTTCCTTTTCCGCTTTGGCTTTGGCTCTCTCGGCCGTTAATGCGCCAACCGGAACCATGTGGCTCGGGGGGTTGCTGGTTTCTTCAGTAGTTTCACCAGCTTCTACTTCTTCAGTTGTGGTCTCTTCAACCACTTCTTCAGTTGTAGTTTCCTCAGTCGACTCCTGGGGTTTTAGCCCTTCATCTTCTGGCTCTTGATCGTTAAACAGTTCTTCCAAAAAATCATCACTCATCATTTTCTCCATTAACGTATGGTTTTACGAAACATCCAATTTTTAACGTAGTTGGGATGGCGCTACGAAGCAGATTGTGTTACTCTCCAATCTGAAAGAGAGTTGACCAGTGGATCAGACCAGTCGTGGGGTATTAGCCCATTATCACTTAGTTATTACCAATAGATTCTAGATTGGCGCGAGATACGTCATCTGGTGTAGAATAATCGATAATTATTTTGAGTTTGCCAACTCTATACTTGGCTTGAACCTTTGCTTTGATACTTGATACCTTTAGTTCATCACGAAGACCTGCTACTAGTTCACGAGTCATCGCTTTTAGAGTTGCTGGATCAATACCATTGTGGTTCATCGTCAGGGTTTGTTTTAGACCCTTGATAGTTGATTGGAAGATCATAATCTCTCCTGTGAGCCCCATTGTGGGCTTCTATGTTGTTGGGCTAGTTGCGTAGCCAATGTTGTTTCTTGGCGCTCATTGATGCTTCTCTGGGGCGCCTAGGGTATATTAGTTCTGGTTTACATCACCTGGATTAAAGGTTCCTCCACCTCCACTTGATCCACCACCTCCACCTCCACTTGATCCACCACCTCCACCACCTGTGCCTCCACTAGTGCCTGGATCGGGTTCAGGATCTACTGGTGGATCGGGTTCTGGATCAATGGGTTCACCACCGCTTTCCTCTTCACCAGTTGGTGGGTTGAGTATTGCGTCCAGTTGTTCCTGTCGACGAGTTAGGATACCTTGTAGATCCTCGATCAAGTTCAGGAGATAGTTTACCCGATCAACATCAGGTGTTCCACCAGACTCGGTAATACCGGCTGTATAACGATCCAGCACATACTCCATTCTATCAATCAAACTGAGTAGAGTGTTGATAAGTCGTTGAACGTCGGCTGCTTGTTCTGCTTGAGTAGCCATTAGCTAAAGAATCCTCCTTGATGGTCTTCCAGCTCTTCTTGAAAGCTATCGGTGTAATCTTGGTTTCGTTTCGATGGTGGGGCTGGTAACTGGATAGTTCCTGGGTGTGCTGACTCTGCTCGACAAATAGCACCATCAGCATCAACTCGGTCGTCATATTCACCAACCGGAAAAGTTCTGTATTCATTTACCGTAGCATCACCTTCAGCCGTTCGGGGCAAGTGGATCATACCCATTCGAATAGCCGAATCATAAGCCGTGGCTTTTTGTTCCTTGCTACCAGTTGTTGGTAGTGGTCGTATTCTACAAAAGGCGTTTGGTAGAGCGTTCATCGCCATCTTTACAGTGGGCTCAATGGATCGCCAGTTGTTATCATGTTCTGGAAACCAGTATAGCGGCTTCCACTTTTGTATCAGGGCTAACGCTCCTCGATTGTCGATGGCCATTCGACCAGTATCATCGGTGGTAATCCCCATTGCTTGGCTCATGTCGCACTTGTCCACAAATGAGTCCAGTAACCACTTGTGATTACGTGAGTCCACACCCCATACTCGCACCACGTTGTTATCACCAGTTCCTGATGGAGCATGGTCCGATGTGATGTAAACATTCAGGTCGCTTCTTCGGGGCATGTCGATGGCGTCATACCTGGTTGCTTCTAAGGTATTCATATCGAAGAAACCATCGCTACGTGGAACGGCTTCTTGCTGGTGCTGGGCGCTAAACGCAAATGGACCCAAGCTCTTCTTGAGTTGCTCAATCTGGTCTCGTGGAAATAAAGTGGGGAATAACAACTCACCAACTTCTTTGCGTGGATCTATAATACTGAGCTTTTGGTTGATGATCTTGTTACCGGTGTATTCGGTTGGTATCACGATACTCTCGTAACTCAACCCAAGTTCTTTGATTACACCAATAATGTCACGCTCATGGAGTCGCTGAGCGATAATGATGATCGCATCCTTTTCCAAGTTATTGAGTCGAGTAGGAACTGATTCTTTAAAGATTAGCTTTACATTCTCGCGGGCTACTTCACTTAGCGCATCGTTGGCGCTGATTGGATCGTCGATAATCAGAATGTTACCACGGCCACCAGTCAAGTTACCAAAGGCTTTGGCCTGACGTTGCCCCATCTTGGTGTTACCAAAGTCGGTCTTGCTGTCCTGGTCGGTCTTGAGTGTAATCGGCCATAGCTTTTGAAACCACTCACTCATGATTAGTTCACGAGTTCGTCTAGTATCACGGCTACTAAAGCTCATACTGTGGCTGGTTGATAAAACACTCTTGTCGGGTCGACCAAATGGTCCCCACAACCAAGCATTGTAGAAAACCGATACTTGGAGACTTTTCAAGTGTCCTGGTGGAATATTGATGTAAAGGCGGTTGATGTGTTCTTTGGCGATGGCTTCAAGACCAGCTGAAACCGCATCAATATGCCAGTTCCAAACATAAGGGGCTGGATCAATATGAGGCCAAGCCTTTTCGATAAAGTAACTTAGGCTGCGCTTACATAATTCTCGCTCAACAGCCAACTCAAGTTCTTCTCTGGATATGATGGGTAGGTTATTCACCTGGTTCCTTTTTTACGATACTCTTGAGCACCAGTAGCTGTTCATTGGTGAGCTTGGTTAGATCATACTGAGTGGAGGTGGATTCAACTTCGCCACTTAGTTCAATAGCCTTTAAGTCTGGTAAGCACTTGGAGCCTAGGATCTTCAGGGCTTGTAGCTTATCTGAATCCTTTTCGGCTGTGGTGGCTATTTCCCAAACTTTATCAACCCAAGCGTCCCCGTAGGTCTCGCTCCAAGAGCGCAACTTTGCGGTCATTTTATTTTGTGAGCCGGGCGGTCTTCCTGGCCCCGGTTTTGTCCCATCAAACACAATCTTCTCCTGTTATTTTAACTAAGATGTTTCCAAGTTCTTCGATGAACAATATCAGAAACACAGCTACAACTCACACCAAACTTATTCGCTACATCTTTTTGCTTCATGAGTTTTGAATCACGTAGTCGTCGAATCTCTCTTACCTGTTCTTCTTTTAGAATAGCTTTGCTATTCTCTTCACCTTTTCTTCCTTCTATTTCATGAATACGTCCCAAAACATAAAAACCATGGAGAACGTTTTGACTTTGAGTAATTGCTTCTAGGTTACTCAAATGATTATTGGTCTTTACTCCATCAATATGGTTGATTACTTCTTTTTCTTTAAGCCTTCTGTTGAAGGATTGCCAAACTAACCGATGGACCAAAATACTAGAATATTTACCATCTTTATTTAGACTGACTCCTGTATAACCTGGTCCCCATGGCCATTGTGAGACTAGTCCACCGGCTTTGATTTTTATGCCGTCCGTTTTTCGGCGAATTAAACCAAAATTGCTTATTTCGTAATCTGGCCAATCTATTACTTCTACCCATTCCTCTTGAATACTTTCTTCATTTCTATCAGGGTATTGTTCGGACCAATCCCTAAGTTTTTGGGTGATCTTGTTGGGGGGACCTGGTGGGCGCCCTCGGCCTCTGGTGTTATCGGTAATCACGAATCTCTTCCTTGTATAAAATTGGTATCGATAGTTATGTAGTTAGTTTGTGGAGCATCGCAGCTTGGAGGCGTGCTTGTCGGTCGTTCTGCTCGTTCCATTCGTCGTCAAACAACCATGCGCGCACCTCTGGTGTAACGTCCGCCAGGCTAATCGCTCGATTGGTGCGTTCAATATATGGCTTGTCAGTCATTTCACCCTCGCGTCTGAATGTTGGTAATCATCAATCCAAGCTTGGCGGGCTTCCTCGTAGCGTTGTTCTAGTATCTCGATGCTCATGAGGCGTTTCCTTTTTATTACTTATCCCCAGCGCAACTTCCAATAAGTCGCATCACGTGGATTGGGGATTCGTGCTATTACCACAAATGGATTATTTGTTGGAGGTGGTAACTCCACTTGTCCATCATGCTTTATCGCCCAGTCTACTGCTTCAAATACTTCGATAAAGTTGAGTATTCGGCTGGAGGCTATCATCACTTAGTTATTCTCGAATGTATAACTATGGGTGAAGCTTTTTCCTTTTGGCTTCTGTGTGCGGAGAATATCCAATTGGTGTGGGCCTCTTGGTTATTCGTGGAGAACCCCCGGATTTACGTCCGGGGGTTCTTTATTGGGTTCTAGATTTAGTGAGCAAAGCTGGGGTCGAGTCTAGGTAAGCTCTGAAGCGAATCTGGGGTTTCTGTTACAAGGGCCCCAAGTTCTACTATTAGTTATGCTTTTGGCTTTTTACTTGGGTTCTTCTTGATAAGTATATGAGTCCGAGTCACCATGTCGTGTATCAACGTTCTCCACACTAAAATAGTGAGTGGAGCAGTTAAAGTCGGGAATCTTAGGTTGTTTGGGCGTCAAGCTTACATCATAGATTCGGCATCGGTTGTTGGG